GTTCTTGTTGTAATCTTTAAATGTAACATTTTCTAGAACAAGTTTAGGTCCAACAGTTGCCAATAGTTCATCGCCAGCAAGAGTCTTTGCTTCTTCTCTTGTTTTGCCTTGACCTTGGTACTTAGCCACTAGGTTAGTATAGGCATTATCAATAAGGCTTGTAGGGTTTGTGTTGACCTTTATTGGAACACCAAGTGGAGAAACAAAACTTCCGACGGCTTTTTGCCACCATAGGCCTTGCGCTTCTCTAATTGCTTGCTCTTCTGAAATCTGATTCTTTTCAATTCCCATATCAAACAAAATTTTATGATATCTATATACTGAGTTTACAGATGAAAGGAAATCTTGCTTGCCCATTGGGGTAAAGAATGCATTGTAAGCAGAGTTTGCCCAACTTGGGATAAATGCTTTAACTGGAACATCTTGTGGACCATAAGGATATGCTCCTGAATAGACCCAACCAAATACTTTTCTAAACTGTTCTGGACCTTTTTTACCACTAGCATAATCTTCGGCGGTTGGCCAGTTTTCAAATACCTTGGCAGTAGAAATAGATGTTATGAAAGATGGGCTTGGTGCGTTAAGTAAGAATCCAAGTGACTTGGCATTTAACTGTACACCTTGGCCACTACCTAAACCTATGTCTTGACTTCCAGGAAGAACAAGGTGGGACATTTTATTAATATCTTCTGTAGGATTACCGTTTTTATCTACAGCAAAGGTCTGGAATGTTCTGCCATAGTTATATGTAAAGCCTAATGCTCTTACTGGGTTGTTAACAGATAATCTTCCATAACGATATACAGCATTGAATGCTGCGTTAGGAAATGCCATTACGCCTCTTAATGCATAAAGAACATTGTTCTGTCTACGAACAGTATAAAATGTTTTCTCAACCTCTTGAAGGGCTTCTCTCTCGGCTGCTTGCTTTAAAGCATTCCACTGAGAACCATTTACCTTGACATCAAGTCCCTGCTTAGATAATGACTCTGCTTTTTGAACTAACCTGTTCATTGCAATTTCATTAAATGTATTTTCACGAATAGGATTTTCTGGACGGTTTAATCCTCTGAAAACTTTTCTTGAAAAATTAGTAAAGAACTTGTCTGTTATTGCTGCAGAGTTAGCACCAAAAATTGCCTGCTCGGCGTAGTTCCAGTCAGAAGGGGCAATTGGAAATAACTTATCTTCCTTTAATGCGGGAGCAAGCAGTCTTTGTAACTCGATTGCTTTAATCTCTCGCTCAAGCAAAATTGCTTGTGCTTCCTTTGAAGGTATAGTTCTATTAATGGTTGCGTACTGATTCTTGACATATGCAATTGCTGCTTCATCATCATATACACCAAATTGCTTTACGTAAAGTCTACCCTCTTGACTTGTTGCCCATCTTGCAAGAGTTGGAGCATCTGGGTTAGATAGGATTACTTTTACTAGTTTATCGTTTCTGATAAGTCTATTTGCTACATACTCTAATTGATTGTAGTATATAGGGTTAGTTATATCAATTGGCATGTTAGGCACCTTGCTTGAGATTATCTCAGAACGTGCACCAATAGATAGTTCACCTAAGATTGTTTGCTCAGCGGTAACCGTGTTATCGACTTCTGCTCGAATTGCCTTAGAGAAATTATTGCCAGTCTCATCATCAAAGAAAGAAGATACCTTTACATATTGTCCATTAAACATACGGTAGTTATCTTTTTTACCATAGTAACGTTGTTTAAACTTAGCACTTCTTCCAAAAACTTCTGCTTGTTCAAGAGACAACTCAGCAGACTCGACTAAGGCATTATCAATATCATCATAAGTTTTAGTTAACTTATCATCTATGTCTTTGATAAGTTTGCCATTAGTTGCTAACTTAGATACAGCAGTCTTGTAAGTCTTCAAGCCATCTTTAGCAGCATTTAGTTGAGGCTTAATTCTCTTTAATGTTTCAGGGCTAGCAGTTTTCTCTATGTAAGCAATGCGACGCTCTAATGATGGTGCATTTGCTGAAGCCTTTAATGTACCATATGAAGCCGTCATTTCGACTAAGTCTGCTTCTAGGTCTTCCAGTTTATCGTCTACTGCTTTTAATGTTTTGCTCAATTTGCTAAAGTTCTGTTGCTTTGCAGCAGGAGATACATCTCCGTATAGAAGGTCATCTAAGCCAGCACTATATTCATCCCTGATTGCATGAAGTTTGCTAATGCTTTTTTGTTTATCAATAACTGCTTTATTTATGGCCTTTATATCTGCCTTGTTGGTAATTCTTGTAGATACCTTTTCACGAACCCAATTATTGGTATTTTTTATAGAGTTGTTTAAGGCGGTTCCAGCAACAGATGTTGCAGTATTTCTAATACCTAGCGCAAGAGAAGAACTTACAATTGGCTCAAATATAGAGTTTTTAGGAATGAACATTGGTCGAGCCAATGCATTAAAACTCCAAAGTCTAGTTAGGTTTTCGTAAATTGGAGCAATAGTATTTTTGGTTACAGTTGCGCCTCTTGAGACTCCAGTTTTAGCAATATCAATAAATTGCTTTTCAATTAAATCCCAAGGAGTAAACAAATATGATTCAGCCATCTGGCTGGTTGTTTCGATGTTGGTTCTATTCATGGAACCATCAGCATTGAATGAATAGCCGTTTCTTTCAAACACACTCTTATTTGTTCGAGTATTGTTTAGCATTTGGGCTACCTGTGCATTAATTGCACCTTCGGTATAGTGCCCATGATTATAGGCTATTACCTTACCTAGTTGCTCGTCAATTTGAGAAAGAGTAGAAAATCTTTCTTCTGGAGTAATTGCTTTTAGGTAAGCCTGTTCCCATTCGTTTCTTAATTCAGATACTTTTTTAGAAGTGCTTGGCGTAATCATAATATCAGCACTGCCATTTTTAAGTGTTGGGATACTATCAAAGAATGCATTTAGTTCTATACGGCCATCCATTGGGCGCATGCCTGAAAAAGTTACGAATCTTAACGGCTTTAACTTGGTAATTGCGCTTCTGAATTTAATAAAGTTTACAGTTGGTGCGCCAACACGGCTTCCAACTTTCATAGATAAAATCTCGCCCATTTCATTTGAGCCTAAACGACCAAAGTCAGCACCAAGAAAACCTTTGCCCTTGAATTCACCAGTTCTTGCTAAGGCCTTACCTTCACGAAGTGCTGTATCTGTCTTAATATAAAGACTGGTTCCAATTCGTGGTTCCGCTGGGAAATAATCCAACTTTCCAAGAACTCGCAATTGGTCAGACTCATCAAAAAATGCATCTCTCAATGCTACCATTCTAGCATCTTTTGTAATTGCTTTATCAAAGGCTTTAGATAAACGCTCTACGGCTGGACCTTCTGGATTATATATATTTCCAGTCTTAATATAGTCAACTTTAATTTTGTTGGCTACATCACCCATTTCAAATAAATCATCTGGGTTAGTTTTAGATAAACGGTCTAAGGCATTAACATCACCCTTGTCTCCAAGGATTATATCTCTTGCAATTCTAGGGTTATTTACATTCTCCAAGATTGGAGTTAGTCTTTCGTTGTTACTGTAAATCTTGACTATATCATCAATCTTACCAAGGTCTTTAGTTTCCGCAAGTGCCATCATGTGGGTAGCGGATACAGTTTGACGTCCACCTTGAATACCATCAGCATAATTTAACCCAGAGTCAATATCATCTGCAAGTTGAGCAACTGACTTGTTCTTAGCAATAACACCAGTTTGTTTTAAACCAGCCTTGCCTAAAGAACCGATAACACCAAAACCCTTACTAATTGCAACGTTTCCAGCAACAAAGTCTACAGAACCTGTGTACCATTTTCCAACAATATTATCAACAAAATTCTTTTTGATGTTTTCATCATCCCATAAATCAATATCATCAAGACTTATTCCGCCTAGGCTAAGAATCCCTTCATTCCAACCGCTAATTACTGGTGCATTATTAACAAGGCTTGATTTAGTAAATGCCTGACCCATTGATACTTTGGCGCTTCTATTATAAGCAGCCCTTATATCTGAAAATTGGAAACCCTGTTCGTACTGGTCTTTTTTATATAATGGTGAATTAAAATCTGTTAATAGACCTAATGTAGATATTGGTCTAGTCATGTACGGTGATATAACTTTATTGTTTAAATTAACAGCAGTAGTTAACAAAACGTCAGTAGTGCGTTCTGCGCCACTAATTGTCTTATCCTCTAAGCCTCTTAAAAGATTTTGCAGAGTAGCCTTAAGTTGTCCTTCGGTCTCAGGATTTGCTTTAGGCGTAATTGGCTCTAGTGTTCCAGTTGCCAAACCTGTTAAAAAATCTTTTGTTGGGTTAATAACTCTTTTAGAAATAGAGTTTGTAAAGTCTGACCAGAAAGCCACTCTATCTCCTTAAATCACGAATTGGATACATCTTCTCTGTCCCACCTTGTACATCATCTCCAGTGACTGCTCTAATAAAAGCATCTCTTTCAGATGGTGAATCCCAAGGTTGTAACGCTAACTGGATTGCAATTCCAGCATTTTGATAACCTAATGAATTTGAAAATTTATCAATATTGTCGAATATGCTGCCTGGCAGCCATGTTACATTGCTCATTGCTGAGATAATAGATAATTAACAAAACGCTTGTAAGAGTCTGGCGTATCAGGCAAGTTTGCTGCTTGCATTAATGTAGGCAGATACTTCTGTACAATCTCTCTGTTTTCATCTGGTCTAGTATTGGCGCTAATGTTTTTAGGTAATGCATCTGAACCTGGGCCAGGACCAAAGTCCACGCCAGCAGTAATCGGCTCTGATGGATTATTTGTTGGGTCTAATAATGTTCCTAAACCAGAACCTTCAGGCATAGCCATTTTGGCTGGTGTTGCACTAGATGTTTTTGGTGCAGACATTGGCGCTGCTTGTTGTTGTTGCATTAATGCTTGTCCTTGTCCGTACGGCATTCCAGATATATATCTTGCTGGTTGATTTCCAGATTGTCCCGCTCCGCCAGTTGCTGAAATGTTAGCAGGGTTATTCTGTGGTGCGGTTGGACGAGGTCCTCCGCTATTTTCATTACCAGCCATTTTAACTCCTACTTAATTTTTCTCGGTTGTTCTTTTGACATATAAGGTGGTGCAGTAAATGCAGTTAATTTAGATGCAATTTCCATTGCTTCGTAAGCATCTACTCCAGCATATAAAGCGCCTAATGCATAAGGCGCTCCTGAGCCTACAGCATATACTCCATCTGCAGATTTACTTATTGATAACTCTTGGTCAATATCAAAAATCTCGCCACCAATAGCCATAATAAATTGAACTCTATTTTCTTTTGTATCTTCATCAAAATTGTAGCCATTCTCTGACATACACTTGCGTAAAGATGGCATTGCCCTTACTATCATGAAATGATATAAATCTTCTCGGTCTTGCTTAGTAGGAACTGGTGGTTCCCAAATATGTTGCGCTATGTCGCAAGGAAGTGTTTCGCCAGAGCCAGCAATTAGAAACATTCCATTTTCTGAAATCTTCTTAACTTCTGGGTGAGAATAAATTCTGCCTTCAGCATCAGTAGTTTGGCTATCTGCAACTATAAAGCAGCGGTCTTTATGTTCTATGCCTATAATTGTTGTCATTGTCCCCTACTTAGTTATTATCCTCTTGTTACAACTCTTGCATTTCCACGTCCACTTGCTGTCAAACTTGTAAGAATTGATTGAATGTCAGGTGCTTCTGCGGGTGGTGCTAATGGCGCTTGAGTAGGGCCTCCTACTGGAGCACCAGAGGGAGCAGGGGACGTTTGCTCAACCATTGGATTAGAGGCACCAGCAGGAGGAACTTGTTGTTGCGGTGCAAAGGTAGCCTCAATAGCATCTTCTAATGCTTGTCCTTTTTGGCGAGCCTTGATTACCGCAGCAATCTTTCTAACGACATCAGAAGCGTCCTGTCCCTGTGTAGCCATCTGTGGTATTGCCTGTGTATAAGCAGTTAACGAGCCAAGTAATGCGGCTCTCATATCTTCAATTTCAATTTTCTCTAGTTCTTGTGTTACGTTAACTGTAAATGGCAACTCACGCATAGCCATATCCTTAGAGATTAACTTACCTCCAAGTGCTTGTAACATAAAGATAAGACCTTGGGCTGGATTGAGACCTGCAAGCATTCCATAACGAACATCGGCTGAGTAGTCACCCTTGATGTCTTTAGTTGGCTTGTATGTAATTTCATATGGTGAACCAGAGTCTACGCCACGAATTGTTTTTTCTTCTGGATAGATTGCTTCGTCAACTTCAAAACAGATACTAATAACATCACGAAGTGCTGCAGCAAAAATTGCTTGGGCTGATTTAACCTGTGTATCAAATGCTCCCATAAGGGCCTGTACACCTTGACCAGTAACAATAGATGCATCAATGTTACCAGTACGAGATTCTGGATAACGAGCACCAACTCTAAGTTCTTGGTTAAGTAATTGTTGTTCTGTAAATGCGCCTTGTGGTAATGTAAGTTCTACACGACGAACACCAGCAGGGTTAGCAGTACGAATAACCGCATCGCCACCCAACTGAAGTTCTTGTACGTCGTTAGGAAGTACAATTGGTGCCTGTACTGATTTCTCCGCTGCTTCCATTGCCAATAAGGCGAAACGGTTGCGGAGTAACTGAATTCCAAGTACATCATCAAACTGTCCACGTAGTTCGCTGTCAATAGACGGCTTACGTGCTACAACTACCATCATCTTACCAAGAGGATTCTTGGCTTGTGACAATACTAAATTATCCCTTGAAGGAATGTAAACAACTGATTGGTCTTTATCGTAATAACGAATCATTTCAATCATGCCGTTTAGGTCTTGCTTATAACCTAGTCCACCAAGAAGTATGTTATCAAACTCTGGGAACTGGCTTACTAACTCACCTAATGTTAAACTGTATCTTTTAGCAAAAGCAACGCAACGACCATAACGGTCAAACTCTGGGTATGCTCCAATTGGGTTTTCAATACGGATGCGA